CATCGTTGGCGTGTCGCTGTCCCCCAGTTCAACCCAGTTCAGCTTTCCAAGGACAAAGAGTGTCCCTGCCGTAGACGGGACGGGAACAGGCTTAATCCTGCAATTCCCGCTACCGTCCTTTGGCAGGTTTATGAAGTTGGTCGGGTTAGCCCTTCGCGTGGAAATATTCTCCCAAGCATTTGGGTCTATCTGGAAGAAGGTCATCCAGTTCTCGTTAAGTATGTCAATCCCGTCATCCTTGCCCGTTTCCGTGAACTTAATTGCCACTGGGAAGTCAACCTTCGTTGAAGGGGCAGATGCCGACTGGTAAAACGTAATAGATGGCGTGGAGTCTATGATAATGGTCTCATCCTCAGCCGCCACAGCCTTACTCGCTACGCCGATAGACTCAATCCACAGGCCGGAGTCCCATATCATCTGGTAACGGCGGTTGATGAAGTCCTTGCAAACGGAAACCGAATCATCGCTCGTGTCGGAGAGCTTCGTGGTTATGAAGGATGACAATTGAGTTAAGGTCATGTCTTTATTATGAAGTTTACCACCAAGAAGGGTGACATATTTTCATGGTCGCCATCGCCCCCGGTTGATGCTGTCTCCCCCGCAAATCCGCCAGTGGTTCCACTACCCGGCCCACCCGGCCCCGTTCCACCTACCCCATCGGAAATCTGTTGCGTGTGAGTATGCCCCGGCATTTCCGCTGTAAGTAGAGTGTGCGTCTCCGCCCCGCCTGTAGCGGCAAGAGAGCGGTCAGTTCCAGTTCCGCCTCCCTCTGCCGTGCTCCCCTGCCCCACTCCAATCGGCATCCTGCCTTTAAGGTCTGGAAGGGTGTTGCCACCCAAAAGTGTGTTAAGTTCGGGATAGGTTCCTGCATCAAAGGTCGTGCCATCGCAAAACAACCACCCTGTCGGGGCAGAAGCCGTGTACCACATCACCATAGAGCCAGTCGGGACAGACGCCTCGACAAAAGCCGTGGTGGCAACCTTCGTTGAGTCGTCACTAAAGGCTTGAGTGGTGGCCGTCACCCCGTCAGCCAGCGTCCCAGTCGCAGTCACCTCTCCGGTCAGGTCGCCAGTAACATTGCCTGTCACGTTGCCGGTGAGGGCTCCAGTAACATCTCCAGTAACATCTCCAGTAACATCTCCAGTAACATCTCCAGTAACATCTCCAGTAACATCTCCAGTCAAGTTTCCGGTCACGTTGCCAGTTACATTGCCTGTCACATCGCCAGTAACGTCCCCAGTCACATCCCCAGTCAGGTCGCCTACCACTCCTCCTGTAGCCGTTACCACCCCCGTAAGGGTGGAGACTCCTGTGGCCTCAAACGTGCCATCCGCCTTCACCCCGCCAGTGGACAGCATGAGCGCACTATCTGCGCCAAGACCTCCCTCGATAGCCCTCATCGTGCTGTCGATGCCAGTAGTGTCAACCTTCAAGAGAAGGTTGTATGTCGATGCTACCGTTTGTCCTGTTAAGTCAGCCATTTATCAATCTCCGCGCTCTAGTTGTTGCTCTAATTGGTTGATGTACCTACCCAAATCCCTAACAAATGCCGCCCCCTCATCAGTGGACACAGCGTTCTCAAGCCCCATCGGATTCCTCTCCGCTATCTCCTGAAACCCGTTTAGCTTCACTGTCAAGCACCCGCTGCTCACGCCTAAGGCGAGCAGCAGCAATAATATCTTCCACGAGTTCGTCTTTTTCATCCTTCCGCCTCTGTGCCGCTATGGCTGTGCCGACATCTCCCAGCCGCTCCAAGGCGTCCACTATGCGAGGGACAGCTTTGATGGCGGCTAGGAGCTCGACAATCAATGGTCACTTCTCCTTACCCTTGCCGTTCAGTAGACCTTTCGCGGCGTCAACCAAGGATTGACCCCCGACATAAGCCACGATAATTGTAACCAATGCCGTCACTATACCATCACTGGTATCCGGGCTAAGGTTCAGCCACTCAGTAAGGATGACAGCAGCTACGCCGCCAACAGCTACCCACAGTTTTCTACTCTTTAACCGTTCTGGCACTTTCATTTTTTTCCCTTCAGTAGTTTCGCACACCGCAATAGGATGTAAAAGAGCGAGGCCGCGCTAATCAACACATGAAGAACCGTGTCTATTTCAAGCACCCAATTCCCCAGCCCGCTTATCGAGGCCAACGCCACCTTCACATCAGTTAGGTCAAACATTCTCACTTCTCTCCACCCTTCGCTTCTCGTAAATCTGTCCGCTTAATCAGCCTTTACCTGCCACGCGAACGGCTTTGAGGTTGGCCTAAACTTCGCAGCTTCAATCTGCTTATCCAGAGACGCCTTGAAGCCTCGCTCCTCGGCAACCGTATCAGCGATTTCCGCTGCCCATTCCTGCGTCAAGTCCTCAAACGGAATGAACGAGGACGGGTCAGGCGCAGAGAGCTTGTGCATCGTATCAATGTACGCACTGTATTCGCCGTCAGTTCCGGTCATCCCGCAGACTAAATCCACGACCACATTGGAGAGGTCGTCCTCATCTTTTACGAGCGGCTCTAGGCGGCTCCAGTTATATGTATTCGGCATAAGATTGTCTAACTTAGTGCTTCTCTCAGGAACGATGTCACGTTGCTGTCCGCGTCCGCCCATGAGGTCATTTCAATGTAAATATTATTGCCAGATGCAGTTCCCCACGAGACGTCATCGCCAAACCGAGTCCAATCCGAAGGTTGGTTCAGTGTGCTGAGGGAGGCACTACTAGCATCCACATAGAGTCGCACCGTCCGACCCTCTGCGAGGCTACTGCTAGTCAGGGTCAGCGTGTCGGTGCTTGCATCTAGCGTTAGCTTTTGCAGGTTGCTCTTACTGAAGTCCACCGCGAAACTGGTTTCCCCACCACTAGAGGCAGGTGAGGAGGATTCAACAGGTTGCTGCACTTGGCCGGAATCGGTGATTCGTAGGCGTTCGTTTGCGCCACCCGTGTCAAATTTAAGGGAGGCATTAGTCCGAATTGCATCCGTTCCGCTCTCCCCGTTGGTGAAATTAAGTATCGTGCTGTTATTCGCCGTGAAATCTACCTGAAGATTGCTGGAGGTATGCTGGAAGGTGGCGGTTCCATCAACAAACAATGAAGTACCCTGCACCTCAAGTGTAGCGGAAGCAGCCGTCCGACCCACACCCAACTTCTCCTCAATCTTAACGTCACCGCCGCTGGTGATTCGTAGGCGTTCGGTTGCGGCAGTGGATATAGCGAAAACATCAGAGGACGGGTTCCAGATGCCTGTGTTAGTGTCGGACACGAATTGATACGCTGGCGATGCCTCGGAACCGGAACCCATTCTCATCAGGCCGGTCACAATTGCGTTTCCGGCGACGTGAATCCTTTGCGAAGGAACAGCTGTTCCAAAGCCGACCATGCCACCGCTGGTGATGGTCATCTGTGTAGTATTCCCAACCGTGCCGCTGCGGCAAAACTTCAGGGCATCATCGTCACTGTTATCCAGTCCAATCACATAATCGGTTGCGCCATCAACTGTGAACTGAATGCGCGGGTCGCTCGAACCTCCAGCCCACGCCTTAAAATAAGCGTCTCCATCGGTATTCTTGGAAACGAAACCCGTCGTGGCTAAAACAGTTCCGACGCAGTGAATCATTTCCGTGGGGACAGTCGTCCCAAACCCTGAATTCCCGCTCGCAACTACTAGCCCGTAATTATTCGTCGCGCCCGTCGCCTTGAAGTATGCTCCGTAGTTGGTGGTTCCGGCCCCAGAAGCCTCGCCCCATACGCCGTAGGACGTAGTTGATGCGCCTGTTGCCACGGCGTAAAGTCCATATCCGTTGGTAACTGCACCAGCGGCGGTGGCTCGCAGTGCGTATGAGACTCCACTGCCGTCGCCACTCACTTCACCGTAAACCCCGGTGTTCGTGCCCGTTGGTGAGGTCGTGGTGTTCAACCCCCAGACCCCTTTTGCACCGTCCACAGTAGCACTCGATTTAAGAACTGACCCGTCAAACGTCAGCCCGGAACTAGCTCCAAATGACCCACTATCGTTGAATTGTATCTCTGTGTCACTGCCCGCCGGGGTTCCACCACCGCCGCCGCTCGCTGCCTCCCACGCAGGGGCAGACCCCGACCCGGTTGAGGTCAACACATGACCATCCGTTGACGCTGCGAGCTTCGCCACAGTGGTGGTTGAGTCAGCATAAAGCAGGTCGCCAACGACGTAGGATGTTGTCCCTGTCCCTCCGAAATTCGCAGCTATGGCTGTACCCTGCCACACGCCGGTTCCGATTGTTCCAACCGTGGCGAGGTTGGCGGCACTCGTGATTGCAGCCTGTGTCGCCCCTGTTACTGTGGCTGCTGTGCCGGTCGTATCTTGGTTCAGAGTTGGGAAGGTGCAGTTCGTCAGCGCACCAGATGCCGGTGTGCCGAGAACCGGCGTCACCAAAGTCGGGCTGGTCGCAAAGACCAGAG